TAATGGGCAAGGAAGTTGGCGATGCCAGCGTCTATGCCAAACCGCACACTATGGATGGTAAGGCTGGTGTAAAGATGCGCGACAAAGCGCCTATGCCCCGCAAAAAGGACTGGACTCCTATGGACGGAGTGAGCATTGGTTCTAACGATGAAGTAAAAACTACTGGCATCAAAATTCGTGGAACAGGTGCAGCCACCAAAGGCGTGATGGCTAGAGGCCCGATGGCATGAACTATGCTGATTTAGTCATTGCTGTTTCAGACTACTGTGAGAACACGTTTCCCACGGTAGATATGAACATTATGATTAAGCAGGCGGAGCAACGCATCTATAACACGGTGCAGATCTCCAACCTGAGAAAGAACGTTACTGGAACTTTAACCTCTGGTAACAAGTATCTGTCTGCGCCTGATGATTTTCTGTCTACGTACTCCTTGGCTGTATATCCAAGCGCAGGTGGTGACTACATCTATCTTTTAAACAAAGATGTTAACTTCATCAGGGACGCTTACCCCAATCCAGCGGATACAGGCAAACCTAAGCATTACGCTATTTTTGGCCCACAGTCTGCCGATGTTAGGGAATTGACGTTTATTCTTGGCCCAACGCCAGATGCTGCCTATAAGGCAGAGTTGCATTACTACTATTACCCTGAGTCCATAGTTACCGCAGGTACGACTTGGCTAGGGGATAACTTTGATTCTGCTCTCCTCAATGGAACGATGGTCGAGGCTATCCGTTACATGAAGGGTGAGAAAGACTTGGTTGATTTGTACAACCAGATGTATGTTCAGTCTATCTCTCTTCTCAAGAACTTGGGCGATGGCAAGCAGCGTATGGATGCTTATCGTGATGGGCAGGTTAGGAATCCGGTGAGTTAATGTCTATCATTCAAACCCAGACCACCAGCTTTAAAAAAGAACTGTATCAAGGCATACATGATCTATCCACGGATTCGATCTATATCGCCTTGTACAAGGCTACCGTTAACTTAAATCAAGACACAACGGCGTACTCAAGTACCGACGAGGTCTCTGGTACTGGGTATACCGCAGGCGGTCAGATATTAACTGGGGTGTCTATCAGTTCTTCTGGTTACATAGCCTATGTTAATTGGGCTAATGTGACGTGGAATGCGGCTTTGACGGCTCGGTGTGCGTTAATTTATAACGTAACCAAAGGTAATAAGTCTGTCGCCGTGCTGGACTTTGGGGCAGACAAAACTTCGACATCCACATTTACAATTACGATGCCAGCCAATACGTCAACACAAGCACTTATCAGGAGTTCAAATTGATAGTAACTACAACTAAAGGCGACATGGATGACTCTTTGCTCGAAAAGCGTGAGGGGACATTTGAAGACGATAACGAATTAACCACTTGGGTTGAGTACTGGTTGGAGAGTGAACTTGTTCATCGCTCTGCCCACGTAACCATAAAACGCTCGCTTCCTATCGGTGGCGAAGTAGGCACTTTCTAATAAGGAAACATCATGGCAAATACAGCATCACTCTGCACTTCTTTCTTGGGAGAAGTGCTAACCGCAACTCACAACTTTGGTGTAGCACCTATCCGTGCTGCAACTACAGCAGACACCTTCAAAGGCGCTTTGTACCTGACCAGCGCCACAATTGATGCTTCTACTACGGTTTATTCGTCTACTGGCGAAGTGACTGGAACTAACTATTCTGCTGGTGGCGTAACGGTAACTAACGCTACTGTTCCAGCATCAACCAACAGTTCTGCGACTGCGGGCGTGGCTTACTGGACACCGTCAGCAAGTATCAGTTATACCAACGTTACATTAACAACTTCGTTCAATGCAATGCTTTTGTATAACTCAACCCAGTCAAACAAGGCTGTTGGCGTATATACATTCGGTAACCAGACAATCACTGCTGGTACTTTTGCGTTAACGATGCCTTCCAACACAACGACTACCGCTTTACTGCGTATCTCTACAACATAAGCGGAGGCGGCTTAAAGCCGTTTAGACCATGTTTGGTATCTCCGCTTTTGCTGAAACGCCATTTGCCTCGCTTTCTGGGGTAACGGTTGCTGTTGCCTTAACAGGTAATGCGGCATCAGGAGCGGTTGGTACAGTAGGTGTAAGCAGTTCTGTAGCCCTGACGGGCTTAAATGCGTCTGGTGCCGTAGGCACAGTAACCCCTAGTAGCTCACAAGGAGAGACTGGGGATTCGGCATCAGGATTTGTCGGCACTGTTACCCCGGCTTTCTCGGTAGCGCTTACAGGTTTAAACGCTTCTGGGGCGGTTGGGTCTGTTACAGGAACACAGTCTGTTGCCCTTACGGGTTTAAACGCATCTGGCTTGGTAGGAACACCGACAGCCAGCATGTCTATTGCTTTAACGGGCAATCTGGCTTCTGGATCAGTAGGCACGTTAACGCCAACGCAGTCTCTTGCTCTAACTGGGATAACTGCGTCGGGTGCCGTAGGTACGGTAACTCCAAGCATATCCCCAGCGCAGACAGGCGATTCAGCCTCTGGATTCGTTGGGACTGCTACGGCTACGATGTCCGTGGCTTTAGTTGGAAATAGTGCCTCTGGTTCTGTAGGAACGGTAACACCAGAGTTTGCCCCAGATGAAACTGGTGATAGTGCGTCCGGATTTGTTGGTGATGTAACTCCATCGATGGACATTCAGTTGTCTGGAGTGACGGCCAGCGGTAGCGTAGGAACTGTAGGACAGAGTGTTTCTGTTGCGCTTAGTGGAAATACCGCTTCTGGTTTTGTGGGTGATTTGCTGCCGGGCAAGGCAGCGGCACTAACAGGTTTAAACGCTACAGGAAATGTAGGCACTGCTGGCTTTACTATTTCACAAGCGCTGACTGGAAAATCAGCCCAAGGATATGTTGGAACTCTCGCAGCCTTCTACTGGACATTGATAGATGACAGTCAGACGGCAAACTGGCAAAATATAAATGATTCGCAATCAGCAGGCTGGACGGACATAAACAATGTTGAAAATGCCGATTGGCAGGTCATTGATACGGTGAATTAAGGAAAAAATATGGCGCTTGTAATTGCAGACAGGGTAAAGGAAACCACCACAACGACTGGTACGGGGACGGTGACTCTGCTAGGTGCTTCTACAGGCTACCAATCCTTTGCAGCCATAGGTAACGCAAACACCACTTTCTACTGTATCGCGGGGCAGACTTCTTCTGAATGGGAAGTAGGAATAGGAACATATACCTCATCAGGTACAACCCTAGCCCGCACGACTGTTCTTTCTTCTAGCAACTCAGGATCACTGGTTAACTTCAGTGCGGGAACAAAGGACGTATTTGTTACCTATCCTTCTAGTAAGTCAGTAAACCAAGACGCTAGTGGTAATGTTACCAATGCAGGAAGCATCACAGGCACCAACATGATCGCTAGTAATGGCCTTCATGTAAACAGCCAAACAGTCAGTGCAAGCTACACCATAGCCGCAGGATACTCAGCTATATCAGCGGGGCCGATCACCGTAGCAAGCGGGCAGTCAGTTACTTTAGGTTCTGGCGCTCGTTGGGTTGTGGTTTAACTAAAAGGGCTATAAAATGAAAGAATATAGGAGCAGAACGTGACCACAGCATATACCTCACTGCTAGGACTTGCATTACCCGTCACTGGTGAACTGTCGGGTACATGGGGCGATGTTGTCAATAACTCCATTACGAACCTCCTAGACTCAGCAATTGCTGGGACTACCACCATCACTTCCGATGCAGATGTAACTTTATCCACCACAACTGGTGCGGCTAATACATCGAGAGAAGCCATTCTGTTATGGACGGCAAGCGGAACGGCCACTAGAACCATCACAGCGCCAGCGCAGTCTAAGGTCTATGTTGTCATTAACAAGACCGGAAGCACCCAGTCGATCAAGCTGGTAGGAGTAGGCCCGACAACGGGTGTAACCATCCTAGCCAATGAGTTGGCGATATGTGCTTGGAACGGGGTTGACTTTGTAAAGGTTGCCAATCAATACGGCATCTCTAACGTCACAGCCCTCAATGCTTCGGCAGACTCCATCTTCTCGTCTACTGGTGCTTTGACCATCAGTAAGGGTACGACAGCTCAACAGCCCGGATCCCCTGTTACGGGTATGCTCCGCTATAACAGCACATCAAATGAGTTTGAGGGCTATAGTGGGTCATCCCCAGCATGGAAGTCAGTGGGCGGGTCAGCAATCAGCAATGACACCTCAACATCCACAAACATCTATCCTTTGCTTGCGGCCGCTACAACAGGCACGGCACAGAATGTATATACAAGCAACGCCAAGCTCTTGTACAAACCAAGCACGGGCGAGTTCAGTTCTACGGTTTTAAATGCAAGTAATGGTATTGTGGTCAACAGCGCAACGATTAGTACAAGTTACACAGTAGCATCTGGGTCTAACGCTATGTCGGCAGGCCCGATTTCAATTGCATCAGGTCAATCAGTAACAGTCGCCAGCGGTAGTCGCTGGGTAGTCGTTTAAGGAAAAATTATGGCAAGCATTGTTGTTAATGGCGATACATCTGGGGCAGTAACCCTATCTGCACCTGCGGTAGCGGGAACAGTCACAGTCACACTACC